CTGATCATGAAATCCGGGGTTCGCACCGTCCCGGCAGGCATCGCCAGGCTGTTAATCACGGTCATCCGATCAGCCCTCCCACGGAACCCAGCACGCCGCCCGCCGCCGTCCTGATGCCGTCCATGGCCGAGGTGATTTGTCCCGGCAGATTACCTACCCCGGTCATCAGCCCGTCAGCCTGTTTTTTCATGTCGCCAAACATCGAGGTCAGGGTTTCATCGACGCGCAGCAGGCTCAGGGAAAACATGATTTTTCTGGCGCTGCCATCGGAATAAAACTCGCTGCTGGTCGACGAGTAGTTTTCAATGACGTACATCCCGTAAATGGTCCCGTTGCCGCCGATAAGCGGCCAGGCGCGCCCCTCGTCGGCCAGCAGCTTCATGGTCAGCATGGAAATTGCGCCGCCGGTGATTTCCGGGCGCAGCTCGCCCGACAGCGTGATCTTGTCATCGCCCGGCCCGATAAACTGCGCCGAGGCGCGCTGTCCTATACGGCTGTTAGTGGGCCAGCGATAATCAACGTTCTGCTGCATCTCGCTGTAAGGCAGCGTCTGACGCATAAACGGGATCAGCCCGTAAATCATCATCATGGTTTAATCCTCCCATCCCATTTTGCTCTGCTGCTGCGCCCGCCTGGCGCGTGCCTGCCGCTCCCTGTCCTGCGCTATCAGCGCCAGCGCATCGTCTTTACTCATGCCCGGGTGCATGTTGATCTCATATGTGCTGTGGTTCTGGCTGTTGTCGGTGTAGCCGCCTGCGGCGGGCGCGGTCACGGGCCGATAATTACCCGCGCTAGCCATGTTGTACTGCATACCGGGATAAACAAACCCCACATCGCCCCCGGCGTTGTCGTCGGGGTGAGGGATTTTATCCTTGAGGGATTTCGACTTGTCGTCGATAACGCCGAGCTTTTTTAGCACCCAGTCAATCCCGTTCTGCAGTTCGGTTAATGGCGACAGCACGAACTTAATGCCCGCCGCGAGCAGTTCACCAAACTGCTTGCCCATATCACCGGCCGCTTTCAGCTCGGCCTGCGTTAACTTCACTGGCTCAATCAACCCTTTGAACTTGTCCCATACCCAGCCGAGTTTATCGCCCAGCCAGTCAAACACGGGCTTAAGCGGGGAAAAGGCGTCCGTGATCGGCCCCATCGCGGCGGTAAACCCTTCGGCAGCACCGGCAATAAATGCCTTGATAGGCTCCCAGTATTTACGGATTAGCAGCGCACCAGCGACGATGGCAATACCAATCAGCGCCACCGGCAGGGTAACCGCCCCGAGCGCGGCGGTGATTGCCTCACCCGCAACCGCAAAGGCAACGCGGAGCTTTCCGGCTCCACCGAGGATGGCATTGATACCCGACACAACCGGCCACGACGCCAGCCCGACCGCCCCCAGCACGCCAAGGATAACCGTCCCGGCGACGGCGGCTTTTGCCAGCCCGCCCGCCAGTTCGGGATTTTTTTTAATCCAGCCGTCAACGGTCAGCAGGAATTTCGTGGCGCTCTGCGTCAGGGATCGCAGCGAGCTGTCCAGCCCGTCGAACAGGTCAGTACCGACCGCCTCCCATGCGGACTGGAACTCCTTGAAGTCGCCGCCGAGATTGTCCTGCTGTATCTTCACCAGCTTTTCGGTGCTTCCGTCGGAGTCTTTAAGCGTTTTAGTCAGACCATCCAGCACGCCGTTTGACGCCGCCTCCATCAGCGTCACAGCTGACGAAGCCGCTTCTTCGCCAAAGATGGTTTTCAGATACTCCTGCTGCTGTGCCGTCCCTAGGCGATTCTTTTTAAACGACTGCTGCATTTCCTTCAGAATAGTGAAGAACGGGCGCATGTTGCCCTTGTTATCCGAGGTCTTCACGCCCAGCTCTTTGATCGCCTTGAAGGCTGCGCCGGTTGGACCCTGCACGCGAAGCAGCATAGCGCGCACGCCCGTCCCGGCCATGCTGCCCTTAGTGCCGTTCTGTGCCAGTGCGCCGATCATGGCGGTGGTCTGCTCGATGCTGACGCCCGCATTTTTCGCCACCGGTGCGATGTAGGTCAGCGCATCGCTCAGGCCGTCAAAGTCAGCGGCGGTTTTGTTCATCGTCGAGCTGATGACGTCGCCGATGTGCGCCACCTGATCGTTAGCCAGGCCAAAGGCGTTTTTGGTGCTCATCAGCAGCGCGGCGCTTTCTTCCATCGTGCGGTTATTCGCCAGCGCCATGTTGAGCGTGACCGGCGTTGCCGCCTTGATATCGTCCACGCTGCCGCCACCCTTGGCGATGATGATCTGCGCCTGCGCCGCATCGTTGGCGGATGCCGCCGTATTATCCCCGATGCTGCGCGACTGCGTGCGCAGCGACTGGAACTCGGCGGAGTTCTTATCGAGGCCGAGCGTCGCCTGAAGGGTGGAATTAGCCAGCGCGAAGTCATAGCCCGGTCGCAACATAGCCACCCCGGCCATCGTGCCGACCGTTGCCGCCCCAAGCGCTGCAGCGCCGCCGTTGCGTACCTTCGATGACAGCTCCTGCCCCTTGCGGTAGCGCTCGCTCACCCGGTTAAGTTGCTCCTGCTTCTGGCTCAGGCGCTGCAGCTCCTGCTTCTGCCTGCTCAGGCTGACGGTGGCCTGCGCCGAACTGGTTTTCAGGCGCTGCTGCTCGCTGCTCAGGGTTTTGGTGGAGATACCTGCGGCATTGAGCGCTTCGCGCTGCTGCTGCACAGACAGGCGCAGGGCGTTGCTTTTAGTCTGCAGTTCGGACGCGGCCTTGCGCGCATTCTCCAGCGCCCTGGCCTGTTGCGTGGTGGGCCGCTCGGTGTTACGAAACTGAACCGCCAGCGCGGCGGCTTCTTCCTTCGCGCTTTTCAGCGACTGCTGCGTGACGGCCAGCTGGCTGCTGGTCTTACGGAATCCGTCAATCTTCGCCGCCTGCGCATCCAGCGCTTTAATATTGGCCTGGGTTTCGCGGATGCTGCCGGAGAGCTGTTTAGTTTCGGCCTGGATGGCTTTAAAAGGGCGGGACGCCTGATCAACCGCTTTCAGCATCACCTGCAGCTTGAGGTTGTTACTCATCGGGGTTTACTCCGCTGCGGATCATGGCCTGATGCCGCCAGCCGAGCAACTCGGCCAGCGGCATGACGTACATTTCAGAGGGGGGCCAGTGAAAAATGGTGGCAATGTCGGCCATCAGGTCATTGACTGTCAGCTTTGCGGGCCAGTCTACTCGTCCGATTTCGGCGACAAAAAACCGATCACCGTCCCGGCCATCGAGATCAGGTCTTCCGGCGCCAGATTCAGGCACTCAGACTTAGTCAGCGCGGGCTGCGAAATGCGCGGCAGCACCGTCAGCAGCGCGTCAACATCCGACCCGGCAAGGTCCGACAGACGCACGCCGCGCAGCGCACCGGCGTTAGGCTTAATCAGTTCCACCTGGCTGATTTCGGTTTCACCGCGCTTAAAGGGTGAGGCCAGTACAACAACGTTTTCTTTCTGTTCCATTTAATTTATCTCTACTCAGAAGGGGTAAGGGCCAGCGCCGGGCGCTGGCGTCAGAATTACATCAGGCCGAGGTTTTTGCGGCGCTGCTCAAGGCGGTCAACGCCGTTCACCTTTTCAACCATGTTCACGGTGTCGATCTCGATCAGCTCTTTGCCGTTCCAGGTGAGTTTGAAATAGGTGTTTTTGGTAGTGATCTTGGTTTCGGTATCTTCGCCCTGCTTGGCTTCGCCAAAGTCAAACGCCTGATGACGACCGCGCACCTCGATCTCGACCGCAATTTCCTCCTCGGTGTCGTCTCGCTGATAGGAGCCGGTAAAGCGCAGCGGTACGGCGCTGCCGCCCCACTGTGACAGTACCAAGTCGTCAACGCCGCCGATGGTCCATTCCATATCCAGCGCGTCATCGTCCAGGCCGTTGTCGATGAAGCCCGCGCCGTTCATGCCGCCGCCGCGATAGGTGTCCAGCTTGCGCGACAGCTTAGGCAGCGTGACGGCGGTGACAACGCCCTGATAGCTGTTGGAATCATTGAAGAGGTTCAGCCCCTTCAGTTTGCGAGGTAGTGCCATTTATCCGGCTCCTTAGCTGTTAACGGACGCGGCGAAGTTCGCCAGATAGCTGTCGGTGATGCGCTGACGCAGGGTTAAATCTTCCAGCGGCGGCACGGGGGTATAGTCGTAATCAATAAAGAGCTTGCCCGCTTTCAGGGTGTCTTTATCGTTCGCGGTGTCGTCATACCAGGCGGTGGCGCCCAGCAGATAACCGGCGCTGACCAGCTCGCGAAACTTCGCGTTAATGCCGGAGATAATGTCCTTCACCAGCACCGGCGTCAGCGGCTTGTCGTTGGCCCACATGTGCGCCTCGGCCATGGTATCGGCCAGCACCTGCGCGGTGCGCGTGTAGCTCTCAAAGGCGAACAGCGGATCGTCGCTGCAGGTGCGGTTACCCCAGAATCGGAAACCGTCCTTACGAATTAGCGTGGTGACACATGCCTGATTCAGCAGGTCCGCATCGGTCCCGACCTGCTGCAGATCCCAGAATACCGACGCAGAAATCCCGGTCACACCGTTCACACCAACGTTCGACAGGGTTTTATGCCAGCCGGTGTCGTTGTCGATTTTGGCGCGCAGGCCGAGCGCGCGCGCGGTGGCGTAGGCGGTTTCTGATGCGTTTGCCGTGGTGTTCCAGGCAATGAAATCGGGCCAGATAACCATCAGCTCGCGCTGGCTGAAGTTCTCACGATAGAGCATCGCCTCGGAAATGGTTTTGCAGCCGTGCGCGGACACGTAGCCAAAGGCGCGCAGCTGCTGACAGACGCTGGCAAGTGCCGTCGCCACCTCCAGCGAGTCGAGGCCCGGCACACCGAGAATGCGCGGCTTAACGTCGAGCTGCGTCTGCGCGCTGAGCAGCGCTTTCATGCCGGTGTACTGGCCGTTTTCGTCGGTGGTGCCGATGATGTTTGAAATCGTCTCGGCTTCCGTCGTGCCCTCGGCCACGCGCACAACCACGGTGACGGGCTTTGACTGGTCGGCAATGGCCTGCAGCGAAGCCGCCAGGGTGCCTTTTTTGCCAGCTTTAGCGATAGCGCCCTGCACGTTGGTCAGCAGGACCGGGGTGTTAAGGGGAAAGGTCGCGGCGTCGGCGTCTTCTGCGGTGCAGACCATGCCGACAATCGCGGTGGAAACGGTGGAGATAGTGCGCGTGCCGTCGTTGATTTCGACGACACGGACACCATGGTGATAATCTGCCA